TTACTTCTTCGCCTCTGCAACCACTTTACTACCCACGCCGCGGTTATTGTATTCCCACATGCGGTTGTAGTTAGTGTCATTCAGATTGCGCTGTATTTCGTCGTTATCATCTACGCTGCCGGTATTACCCGCAAACGGACGATTAGAGATCACCGCATCGGCCCACGGTTTAGCCGTGTTAAAACCTTCGTTGATGGCGCTATCACGGATCACCACCTGACCGTTGGTATTGGCATCAACATCCAGCGAGCGGCCCAGTTGCGCCACACCATCACCGAAAGCATTGAAACGGCTGTTTACGGCGAGGAAACCGTAGTAAATGTTGGACAGCGTAGCCGGTGCAAACACATACGCTTCTTGCTGAGTACGTGAGTTCACCACGCGGAATTCGGTGTTATCGAACACCACTGCGCCGCGACCAGAAACGATATCCACATCCCCTTCAATGTAGCTGTTGGTCACCAGCGTACGCGGCTGACGATTTGTTTCCAGACGGTTCTGCACACCGCTGTTGGTGACAAAGAAGGTGTTCTGACGACCGAGAATGTTAACGTTGTTAATCTGTACCTGGTCACCATCAGTACGCAGTGCCACCGCCGGATGGTTACCTGCATCTACGCTATCGCCCAGCGTGTTTTCGATGGTCAGATTTTGCAGTTGCAGGCCATTGTTTTGTGACCAGAAGACCGCAGAGCAGAGAACACCGATACTGTCGCTGCGTTTGCTCTGGCAGCTATCGTACATATACCACGCTGGTTTACCTGGCATATATTTGCCGCGCGGGTTGACGTCGTGACGCCAGTCGGCAGGGCTCATGCCACCATCAAGGGAAAGCCCAATCTTCACATCAATCGGTTTTTCACCTGTACCGTACAGAGTAATTCCACCCGGAGCGGCAGGGACATATACCGTTCCCTGATACTCACCAGGCATCACGGCAATATACTGGCGCTTGTTGGTACGCTTGATAATTGCCGCATCTACCGCCGCCTGAATCGTGGTATGCGTTACACCTTGAGTGCCCGCCGGGCCGACAACAAAGTCAGGTTGCGCAGGCAGGGTAATCGGGGAAGGATTCCACGCTGCAGCACCTGGTGTCAGGGATGCAAAATAGTGTTGAGCATCGAAATTCTGCGCTTCTTTTGCCGACAGAATCGGGCGAGAAGAGGTACCAGGCGCGGTTTGATCAGAAGGACGTTGATCGGGCGGGGTTGAGCTACAGGCGGTCAGCGTCACGCCAAAAGCCAATGCCAGCGCCAGACGGGAAACTGAAAATGTGTTCACAGGTTGCTCCGGGCTATGAAATAGAAAAATGAATCCGTTGAAGCCTGCTTTTTTATACTAAGTTGGCATTATAAAAAAGCATTGCTTATCAATTTGTTGCAACGAACAGGTCACTATCAGTCAAAATAAAATCATTATTTGATTTCAATTTTGTCCCACTCCCTGCCTCTGTCATCACGATACTGTGATGCCATGGTGTCCGACTTATGCCCGAGAAGATGTTGAGCAAACTTATCGCTTATCTGCTTCTCATAGAGTCTTGCAGACAAACTGCGCAACTCGTGAAAGGTAGGCGGATCCCCTTCGAAGGAAAGACCTGATGCTTTTCGTGCGCGCATAAAATACCTTGATACTGTGCCGGATGAAAGCGGTTCGCGACGAGTAGATGCAATTATGGTTTCTCCGCCAAGAATCTCTTTGCATTTATCAAGTGTTTCCTTCATTGATATTCCGAGAGCATCAACATGCAATGCTGTTGGGATGGCAATTTTTACGCCTGTTTTGCTTTGCTCGACATAAAGATATCCATCTACGATATCAGACCACTTCATTTCGCATAAATCACCAACTCGTTGCCCGGTAACAACAGCCAGTTCCATTGCAAGTCTGAGCCAACATGGTGATGATTCTGCTGCTTGATAAATTTTCAGGTATTCGTCAGCCGTAAGTCTTGATCTCCTTACCTCTGATTTTGCTGCGCGAGTGGCAGCGACAGGGTTTGTTGTTATATGGCCTTCAGCTATTGCCTCTCGGAATGCATCGCTCAGTGTTGATCTGATTAACTTGGCTGACGCCGCCTTGCCCTCGTTTATGTATCCATTGAGCATTGCCGCAATTTCTTTTGTGGTGATGTCTTCAAGTGGAGCATCAGGCAGACCCCTCCTTATTGCTTTAATTTTGCTCATGTAATTTATGAGTGTCTTCTGTTTGATTCCTCTGCTGGCCAGGATTTTTTCGTAGCGATCAAGCCATGAATGTAACGTAACGGAATTATCACTGTTGATTCTCGCTGTCAGAGGCTTGTGTTTGTGTCCTGAAAATAACTCAATGTTGGCCTGTATAGCTTCAGTGATTGCGATTCGCCTGTCTCTGCCTAATCCAAACTCTTTAATGGCTTTTTTGCTGGCCCCGTGGCGTTGCAAATGATCGATACATAGCGATTCAAACAGGTGCTGGGGCAGGCCTTTTTCCATGTCGTCTGCCAGTTCTGCCTCTTTCTCTTCACGGGCGATCTGCTGGTAGTGACGCGCCCAGCTCTGAGCCTCAAGACGATCCTGAATGTAATAAGCGTTCATGGCTGAACTCCTGAAAATGGCTGTGAAAAAATCGCCCGCGGAATGCCAGGCTGATTCGGAAAACAGGAAAGGGGATTAGTGATTCAGACCGTTGCCGCGTCCGTCGAGAAAAACTTCCACGAGCAAGTCACGGGTATAAGTGCGCTCAATGCCGCGATGCAGATAAAGTCGTCCGTGTAAATTAGCTGATGCAGTCCAGGTACCATCTTTGCGTTTGACCAGCATTCCTGGCATGACCGCACCGCGATTAACGGTCTGCGTTCCGTAATGTTGATGAACCATAAAAACTCCTGCCCGTAAGCTGGGCTGCTGAACATATAAAGACTTCTGCGCGTATTCAGGCGGTGGATGGCCGCCGGTTGTCATAACTAAGCCGCCTCGTTGAAGCGACTAAGGTATGAAATGTTGAGTTGATTTCAGCTGGTCACACCGACGTTCACGCGTCCGTTTCATCCCTCGCACTCCCCGAAGCCTGCTGAAATTCAAGCTGCGGATCTAAGCGGTCATCGCAACGGTGAATCAGGTGGTTGCCGTATCGTTGTGTTGTTGCGATATGGTGATAATAGCTATTGCTATTGGTGATATCAATGCTTATTGCTATTAGTTGATGTGTTTTGATATTAAATGTTTGATAGCAAAAAGAATTAATTTTGTGACTTGCATCGCATAGCGATAACTGAAGTGAGGTCGTGGTGGTTTTTTGAACGGTTTGTGTGATGGGGGGAGGGCAAAAGAAAACCCGGCACGGTAGCCGGGAGTTATATTTGAATTTAATCTAATGAAGGTATGTCTGATTTATTGAATTTAAAGAATGGTATAGCTATTGTAGTAATTCCCATTCTGGATGTGCTGTTTTGAACATACTCTCGCCAAAAAGGCCATACATTAAAACCTACATTTTGCTTAGCAAATTCTTCTAACTCTTCTTTAGATAATTCTCTCTTTGAGCGATATATCGCCTCAAAAATTGCTTCTATAGAAAAAATTGTATCAACATCATTTTCGTCTTTAGATGTTTCTTCGGATTTTGCAATAAATCTAAGCCCAACTGAGTAGTGAAAAGAGTAATATAGCTCATTTTTTAATGAGTCATCGTCACTTACTAATTCAATAGCTTCGATTTTTTTTATCTTACGAAATGATTGTGTTTGCTTATTTATGCTGTTGAAGTTAAAGCTATTATACCCTTCAGAAAAAGCAAAGTTAGATTCTCTGATATTGATATGCATTATTGATAATGCGTCTATTGCTGATCTAAGAAGTTCATTCATCATGCTACCCGCTTAGCAACAGTTTTTATCTTTATTGATGTTTGATTCATTTTTGTTTGGGCTGGTGATTTGCTGTCAAATCCCTGATCATCGTTTTCAAATTGTGCTTTTGCTTCAGATTTCCATATAGGTAAAGATTTAGATGATGAGACTGTTCTTTCAACTTTGATTTCGCCAGATAATTCCCGTAACCTTTTGAATGCATCAGGAACTTCTGCTGCTAAACGCATCAGTTTATCCATTGCTTCTGATTGAATGACATCATCAGATTCATACTTGGAAAATGCCTTAGGCCCCCCACCAAATATAGAGGATGCCTTTTGCTGGGTTATCATCCATACTTCAGTTCTAATTTTTTTTAATTCTTTTCCTGTTAAAAGTCCATCGATAGACTTTTTGTATTCATTGAAAATTCGTTTGTTTTCTCGTAAATCGACTGGTGTGGCAGTTTCCGAACCACATTGATCACACACAGAAAACCTTATTGGGAGATTTTTTGTTTCCCCTTTATAAGTAACATCATCATACTCCATCTCCACGGTGAGATGACCTACACCACAAACTGGACATATGTTGTTGTTTCTCATATAAAAATCCTCATTTATCATCACTCAATTAGAGAGATGAAGAGATACTGTAAGCACTACATTGCCAGTAATGTTTACAAAAAATTTAATGTAGAACTCGTTATTAAGTTCTTTATGCATAGCTTGGCACCAAAATGAGTGCTCAAAGCTATAAGCATCACAAGCTGCCCATACACCTGGTTTACTGCCTTGACACCATTCTGAACCTAGAAATCTCCCTTTAGTGACTGCTTTTATCACCATAGATTTGATGTCATCTGCATCTAAAGAAAGCGATTGAACATCCCTGATACACCGTCTAGTCCAAGGCAGTGTGTCACATTCATCAATCAAATCAATGATATCTAAATAAAGCGGACCACCTTGAATCTTTCTGTCCTCGCCATCACGGGGAGGAGTTCCCACATATCTGCTAAGAATCATACTTGTTACCATTATGGTAAGTCTAGTCTAAAAGCACGTGCATATTGTTTTTTTGTGCTGTATGTAAGTTACTCGTCGATCTGCAACTGTGAGTCTGGATAGCTTACAAAATAGAGTTGACACGTCCTTCACTACCCATGCTTCCTATACGTCTGCGGCATGCTTCCGATGACTTTCCCGAAGATGAATACCCGGTTCATCTCGTCTTTCTCGATCGGGTCCCACGGTGAGTAGCTCTTGTTATCAGAGATAACTAGCAGCTTATCCTTCATCATTTGCAGGCGCTTTACATGGGCTGTGTCGTCATACAGAAACGCATAGATACCATCACCGTCGAAAGATTTAACCGTGATATCAACGAACAGAAGATCACCTGGTTCGATCGTTCCTGACATGCTGTCACCGCGTACGTTAATGATGCGGATATTTTCTGCCTTCCTACCATCGAACATGTGACGAGCATCGTCAAACGAGTACTCAACCGAGCGTAGAACTTCTACAAACTCACGGTTGATGACTCCCGGCCCGGCACTGACTTCTATATCAAGAACGTCAATTTTGAAGTATTTTGAATGGCTGACAGCAGGCTTCCCTGATTGTTGACCGTCATTTCTCATCGGGCCTATGCCTGATGAGAGCCATTCTGTTCGAACACCCAATGCATTAGCTATTTCAACAATTTTTGTTGAGCCGCGAGCGTTGCCGCTTGTCAGTCTCCAGATTGTGGGTTGAGCTACGCCAGACGCCTTTGCAAGAGCGCCTTGAGACATTCCAGATTGTTCCATCGCTAGGTTTAAGCGATCAGCAAGAGTTTCTTTTTTCATAAGTTTTAATTTATACGCTTGCGTATTGATGGTCAAAACACGTTTTGCTATTGCTTGGATTAATACGCATTGCTATTATTCATTCATTGCAATACCAATAGGAATTGATAATGACAAATCAAACCATTCAACTCGCAATCAGTATTACAGGTAGTCAAAAACGACTGGCAGATCTATGCGGTGTAGCCCAACCCACAGTTTGGCGTTGGCTACACGGTGGCGGAATTGATGCCCGCTATGTAATGAAAATTGTCTCAGCCACTGGTGGAAAGATTAAACCAGCAGATATTCGTCCCGACCTCGCACCATTGTTTAACGCGAGTAATTCTGCCGCCTAAACTGCGGCGTTAACTGATAAGGCAATGACTATGCAACCACTTACATACCAACAGACTAGCGGATTTAGCCCGACTGCGGTGATAAATCGTTCTCAAACAAAACAGGCGCCAGGCCACGAAAAAATCCGTGATGCCGTTCGCGCCTGGTCGGCTGCAGATAATCAGGATGTTGTTGCCGCACTCATTGTGAATGAGTATCGGGAGCAGGGCGGCGGCACCATCGATTTCCCTGATGATGTCAGCCGTGCACGCCAGAAGCTGTTCCGCTTCCTCGATAACAAATTCGATTCTGAAAAATACCGAAATAACGTGCGTGAACTGACCCCGGCAATTCTGGCGGTACTACCGCTGGAATATCGCGGCCACCTGGTTGAGCAGGATAGCTACATGGCTCGGCTGGCTGAAATGGAAAAGGAACTCAGTGAGGCAAAACAGGCTGTCATTCTCAACGCACCACGCCACCAGAAACTGAAGGAGATGAGTGAAGGCATTGTGTCGATGTTTCGTGTGGACCCGGATTTGGCTGGTCCACTGATGGCGATGGTCACCACCATGCTGGGGGCAATATGACAGGTTCGGAAATGGCGAAAGCCGGTCTGCGCGAACAGAACCGACTTTCAGGTGCAAATCGTAACACACTCATTGCGGGAGGAATTATGGCAAACACTGCTGAGATATTCAATTTTCCAGTGCCGGATGTGGCACAAAAGGAGCGGCGCGTGGCAGATCTCGACGATGGTTATACGCGCATTGCAAATGAGTTGCTGGAAGCTGTGATGCTGGCCGGATTAACACAGCACCAGCTTCTGGTCTTCCTGGCTGTCATGCGCAAAACATATGGCTTTAATAAAAGACTGGATTGGGTGAGCAACGAGCAACTTTCCGAATTGACCGGGATATTGCCGCACAAGTGTTCTGCTGCAAAAAGCGTTCTGGTAAAGCGTGGGATTCTTATTCAGAGCGGGCGGAATATCGGCATTAATAATGTGGTCAGTGAATGGTCAACATTACCCGAATCAGGTAAGAAAAATAAAGTTTACCTGAAAGAGGTAAATTTACCTGAATCAGGTAAAAAAAGTTTACCCAAATCAGGTAAAGGCGTTTACCCGAATCAGGTAAACACAAAAGACAAACTAACAAAAGACAATATAAAACCTTTTTCGTCCGAGAATTCTGGCGAATCCTCTGACCAACCAGAAAACGATCTTCCTGTGGTGAAACCGGATGCTGCAATTCAGAGCGGCAGCAAGTGGGGGACAGCAGAAGACCTGACCGCCGCAGAGTGGATGTTTGACATGGTGAAGACCATCGCGCCATCAGCCAGAAAACCGAATTTTGCAGGGTGGGCTAACGATATCCGCCTGATGCGTGAACGTGACGGACGTAACCACCGCGACATGTGCGTGCTGTTCCGCTGGGCATGCCAGGACAACTTCTGGTCCGGTAACGTGCTAAGTCCGGCCAAACTCCGCGACAAGTGGACCCAGCTCGAAATCAACCGAAACAAGCAACAGGCTGGCGTGACAGCCGGCAAACCAAAACTCGACCTGACGAACACTGACTGGATTTACGGGGTGGAGCTATGAAAAACATCGCCGCACAGATGGTTAACTTTGACTGTGAGCAGATGCGCCGGATCGCCAACAACATGCCGGAACAGTACGACGAAAAGCCACAGGTACAGCAGGTAGCGCAGATCATCAACGGTGTGTTAAGCCAGTTACTGGCAACTTTCCCGGCGAGCCTGGCTAACCGTGACCAGAATGAACTGAACGAAATCCGCCGCCAGTGGGTTCTGGCTTTCCGGGAAAACGGGATCACCACAATGGAACAGGTTAACGCTGGAATGCGCGTAGCCCGTCGGCAGAATCGACCATTCCTGCCATCACCCGGGCAGTTTGTCGCCTGGTGCCGGGAAGAAGCATCTGTTAACGCCGGGCTGCCAAACGTCAGCGAGCTGGTTGATATGGTTTACGAGTATTGCCGGAAGCGTGGCCTGTATCCGGATGCAGAGTCTTATCCGTGGAAATCGAACGCGCATTACTGGTTGGTTACCAACTTGTACCAGAACATGCGGGCCAATGCGCTGACTGACGCGGAATTACGGCGCAAGGCTGCCGATGAACTGACCTGTATGACAGCGCGAATTAACCGTGGTGAGACGATACCTGAACCAGTAAAACAACTTCCTGTTATGGGCGGTAGACCTCTAAATCGTGCACAGGCTCTGGCGAAGATCGCAGAAATTAAAGCTAAGTTCGGACTGAAAGGAGCAAGTGTATGACGGGCAAAGAGGCAATTATTCATTACCTGGGGACGCATAAGAGCTTCTGTGCACAGGACGTTGCCGCGGTAACAGGCGCAACCGTAACCAGCATAAATCAGGCTGCGGCTAAAATGGCGCGGGCAGGAATCCTGGTCGTTGATGGTAAGGTCTGGCGAACGGTGTATTACCGGTTCGCTACCAGAGAAGAACGGGAAGGAAAGGTGAGCACGAATCTGATTTTTAAGGAGTGTCGCCAGAGTGCCGCGATGAAACGGGTATTGAGGGTATATAAAAGAACATCAATGGGAACACAATGA